AATCGCCGTCCGGGGAAATATCCCTAGAAACTTTAACGCTGGTCATATCTGAGTCTTGCGAGATTTTCTGACTCATTTTTAGCATTCGTTTTCCGAGTCCGCGGTCCTTGTGTTTATCCAAAACAGCAAGGTAGCGAATTGCGCCATCTTCCTGGCTCCATGAAAGGAATCCCACCGGGGAGCCCTCGTGATACAGCACAATATTGTTTAATTTCTGTCCATTTTTGTCGTATGCGATTCCATCGGTAATCGAATGAATATCCTTATTGAATCCATGCGAAGAACGCATTTCATATTTGCCAAATGTTTCCGTTTTGCCGGCAGAGGAGAGCTTGTTGGTTTTAACATCCCCATTCTCGTCGAGCCATGGCTTTTGTCCTCTTCCGGCGCCAAGAATGGTTTCTACGTCATTTCGTAGTTTCGCATTAATGAGGGTCCGACTTGCCTCCGGGTTTGGATGTGTCACGGCACTAAATCCTTCAGCGAACATCTCACGGAGATTTGTGTAGCCATACCGGGTGAGGGTGCGTGGGGAATCGGAAACAGTCTGAATGTCAATCGATGGTGACTCCTTATCCCAAAAACTTTCAGCGCTATTGTATTCGTTTGCTACGGACAGCGCGTGATTGCTATTTGATATCAAATAATACGGCCTCCAGGGCCCATCGGATATTTCCGCCTGTCGTTGAGCCATATTATGCAGCCAATGACCGTACTCGTGCCGTATCGTTCCACCGACGCTATCATCCATTGACATAGTTGAGGAGTCGGGCATATCGTCATACTTTGAGATGGATGGCCTAACGCCCCAAGCGGCCTCAAATGTTTTTAGATTTATACTGCGTACCGGTTTCCCCTTAATCATATCGGGATTAAATACAACCGCCCCCATCCCGGGGGAGTGAGAACCCTTGACTACGGTGCCCATGAGTACTGCCTTGCGTATTTTCTCTGGTGCAATGTTCGGATTGGCTGTGGTTAGTAATTTTATTCTTTCCTCAAGCATCTTCACTATGTGCGGAAGGTCCATGTAGGCATCGACTGCTTCCGGCGTCAGCATCGCAAATATTGGTGCTCCATGCGTTCGAAAACTCCACGCGAGGAGCGGCGAATTGTTAAGTGCGGACTCAAGCTCCGCCCGCATCTCTCGTATGGCGGCTGGTGAATAATCCACTTGCCTGTACGCTCTCGCCATCTCTTCGTCAAAAAAATTAAGGAAGTTATTAATGGTTCCCGGCGTATAAGGCTCGCCGTCAATCCACATTTGCCGATGCTGCTCTCTTGTCGACGGTATTAGAACTGTGGCAATCTGTTTGTTGGTCAAACCATCAAGCCACCTTGGTCCTCGGTGCTGGCGACCGATGGTGCGACCAAATACATCTTTATCTCCGTAAACGTACGTTTTCTTATGGTGCCGAATAAGAAGTCGTTCGTGTTCGGTGTTTCTCATCGGAATTACTGGACGAGTATTTTTATCACGGCGAAACATAGCCAGACGCGGACGGTCTTTGCCGGAACTTAATTTATCGACCGCATTTATTCCGACCCATACTGGATTCGCGGTTCCCTCTCTCGCCCACCCATCGCTGTCGACGTCGACAAGCGACATATCTGGGGTGACCCTTCGGATTCCGGCGACTCCGCCAGTAGGTACGTCGATATCAGACCGTCGAGCACTGCCAATACCGCCACCTAGTCGCCCGGCGTTTCCAATTAATCCTCTAATTTTTCGTCTTGCGGCCTTAGTTTCAAGTTCGTACTCAACAGAAAGCGATTTGGTTGATACCGTCTTGGCATTTTCCACCGCGTTTCGACTTTGGAATATCCGCGCTTGATTGTCAGCCTTGCGCCGGAATGCCGACACCCGCGTCCACGCCTTGGCGGGCAGATGGACTCGCGTCCTCTTTCCCTTGCGTGCGTCATCCCGTTTCTTGCGGTTATACAGTTTCGGCCCCAATCGCCCAGGAGTTCTCTGCGGGCGCGAGCGTCGCCCAGTGTAACCCCCTCCAATTTTTTCATAAGCGGAGGCCAGAAGCTGTGCTTTTCGAACGCTCCACTGCCCCCGCGCCCCACCATTGGAGCCATTGAGGATTTCATTTTTTAATCTATTGTGCTCTTGTGGCTTTGTGTAGATGTTCCACTGCCCAGAGGGCACGCGCGGAATAGACGCCGGGCGCTCTAAGGCTCCCCGACGGGAATTAGAATATGAAATCTTGAATTGCCGAGGCATATTTATCAAGAATACACCGTATTGGTCGGTGGCGACTATTCAACTAAGCCTTTTGCCACAAAGAGTACATGTTTTCGACCATGGGTATACGCGAATTAACTCCGACGGGTGGGTGCAATCAAGAATCCTGGTGGATTCTGCGGTCAAAGCAGAACGAATCCACCCGGATAGAGTTTCTCCGCCTTTATCCGCGGCTTCACGCCAGCGTTGACGGTCGTATTCGGTAGCCCGAATGAGTACCTGTTTGTCGACCGGTCCTCCGTCTGGATTGATTATTGGGTTGATGGTTGGAGAGATGGTCTCGGCAACTTTATCCACCGCTGCTTTAAGGTTGTTGTCTTCAGTCATCACCAGATTCTAACTCATCGGTAACTACTATTTCGGCATCTACTATGTCCCCCTCGCCGAGCATTTGACGCACCATATTTTCAGGCAAAACACCCGAAGCGCCCATAAGCGCCAATAATTGACGAGCCTCCGATTCGGGGTCGAACCTGTTGGCGTCGGCGATGGCGGTACTTCCGCCGGCAAGGGTCGCCCGTATGGCCTCGTTGGGCTTTTGCGCCGCATTCACCTGAACACTGATATTTGTCTGGTCCATTCCAAGGAGTTTAGTGCGCCGGTCCATGATGGACAAAACCTGTTGAATCGCTTTTAAATCTGGCTCAACCGCTATTTCCGTGCCGTCATCTAGTACCTGCCTGCGGTGTTGAGTAAGGGGCCATATGGCCTGCTGAAGATTATCGAGACGTTCTAGCTCAAGGCGTAGTACCTCCGGGTAAGCCAGCAGGGCCTCGCGGTTAAGTTTTTCTAGTTGTCGCTGAACCGCTTTTGATACGGCACTCGTCGAAATCGCAAAACGTCTAGCAATCTCCGAATTCGACGTGCCGGCTTGTCGGAGTTTGAAAATACGCGTGTCTCGCTCGCTGAGGAATTCACGGGTTAACCCCCTGTTGTTTTTTTCGTCACTCATGGACCTATCTTAGCGAATTCCATTGCCTCGAAAGGGAACACTTTCCCACGGCGGATTTTCGTCGGCCACTGACGTTCATCACGAGCACCTCGAAAATGTTTCACGTCATAAACGAATGGGTCGTTCGTTGTGGGGTCCGGTTGCAAGGAAATCCCGAACTCGGGCCAACGTGACCAGACCGCCGAACCGAATGGGCGAAGGTCACGGCTCGTCATGCTGCTCCCCAGGGGAGCGTGCGCCTCTATCCAGAGTGCGCAATTGAATCCGATTCTAATTGTGTCTAGATATTTAGCAATCTCGACAGCGATGGATTCGGATGTGCGTCCCCCGGGGTCAATGAAGGCTTTGTACAATGGTCCAATTAACAATATTTCGGGTTTTGTACGCTCGACGGCATCTTCCAAGAGAGCTCTATCGCTTGCCGTCATAAGGTTAAGTCCTGATGGCTTGACCAAAATATGACCGTCCAAACGTGCTACGTTTCCGCGGCGCATCGCTTGTATTTCGATATTTCTGGATGTCCTACGAATTATCCGCTCAGGGTTTTCAAGGTCTATCAACAAAGTGCGCACTGGTCTCATTGGCATGTACGTAAATGGATGAAGACCAGCAGACGGAAGAATGGCCATCTGTCTAGCAAGCATGCTCTTGCCTAGCCCCTCTACTGCGACAACGATGACACGCTCGCCGCGTTCTAGTAGCCCAGGAATGACCCAATCGTAGGAGTCGTCGAATTCTTCATTAAATAAATCGTTCCACTGTACAAGTCGGCCCGGGTCCAACACGTTTGTAGATGGAGACGATGATAAAATTAATGACGCTTTGGCGATTTTTAAGTTTGTATCTAGGTCATCCCTGTCTAGGATTTGTTGGACACGCGCCAAGAGTGCGTCCTTCGCGTCATCGGTCCCTGGTCGTGGTGCATCCGCGATAGGAGTATGGTCGCTTTGTGGAAATATTTCAGGTAACTCTTCTAGCGCAATCAGATTATCAATTGTCTTGCCTGCCGATAAATGGTCGGTGATATCTTTGTGTGTTTCGGAAACCCACACCTGCGCATCGCAGCCCGCTCCGGTCAGTGCCGCGAGTACCTTGAGGGCGTGTCCGCGTCCAGGTAGGTCATTATCCGAGATTATGTCGACGACTGCGCCGGCGAGAGCGGCAGTATGTATGTCTAGCCATTTCCCAGCTCCGCCCGGCATGGTCGTGGCGCAGAAACCAAGGGCCGTTAGGGTATCCGCATCTTTCTCCCCCTCAACGACCCAAATCGACGTGCCGCTCGCTCGTGCGGCTAGTACCGCTGGAAGGTTGTATAGAACTTTCGGGGTGTCGCCTAATGAATAGACCCACTCCCCGTGCGTGGGGCCAGGTTTCCGCTGTTTGAATGTTTTCGTGCCGTCGCTGTTTAGGTATCTTAATTTTTGAAATAGAAGTACTCCGTTTTCATCAACAAAGTCATATGTTTTAACGAGGGTTGGTTTGTCTTTTGGTTTTACAAAATCTATCGATGGGGGCATTAGGTCTGAAACTTTCATTCCGACAGCAAAACAAATTTGCTCGACGTTGCACCCACCGCCCCTATGGCATGTCACTAAAACTTTTCCGTCTTGCCCTTCCCCGATAGATAACGACGGGTTTCTGTCGTCATCCCTACACGGGCACTGCGCCTGCCAACCAGAGCCCGTTTGTCTTACTCCGCTCAACTTGGAAAGAAAGTTATGGGCTATATCGCCAGGAGGTTTATTCATTTGATGCACTCGGCAATATTCGTGAACGTGGACGATAATAGGCGCGGCCATCGGCAGAGCGGGTCCCTACTCCTGCAAAAAAAACTCTACCGTCTCGCGATAGGGGCACCTTATTTACGTATCGTAAATTGGCGCGTTCGGACTCAGTTTTGCCGCCCCATATTCCGTGGGGCTCATGGCGCAAGGAATACTCAAGGCATTCAATTTTGACGACGCATTGTTCGCAAATAGAAATAGCTATTTTCATCTTGTCTACGTAAGCCCTGTATTCAGTTTTGCTTGCACCCTGTTTTAAACCGGGGTACCACATGTTGGTATCGAGCCCGAGGCAGTTTCCGTTTTTCGGAGGATTGCTAAAATCGTCCATTGCTCTCCTCTGAGTTAGTTCTGCGGAGAGATAAGCCTATCTATGTCTTGGGCAGAAAGGAATATCGAAGCGTATTTTATTACAAGATTTCCGTTCACGTCAGAAACGGCGATGTCGACCGCATCCAGAGGAATTGCGAAACGGGCAGCGAGCGCTGCTTTTGATTTGCTAATTAAAATTTCTTCGTTTGCCGAGCGTGCGTCAAAGTCTACATAAACGAGATTAGCGCCAGCACGCAGGGCCGACATTTCTGCATTTTTTTCTGCGGCCCGAAAGCACCATGCGCACGCGAGCCTTGACACTGTAGCCGCCCTCGGGCGAATCTCCGTGTGCCCGCAGGAAAGTAGGTGATGATAACGCACCTTTCCCCATGCCCCCTCGCGACTGATGGACGTGATTACGCGACGAGGCGCCTGCCTACGTTCGGTTGTCACGTTTCGCGCCTTAACGCCCTGTGTTGCGAGGGCTTACTGCGACAAGCTTTTAAAAAATCGCTTCACCCAGTTTTCTCTTTTTATTTCAGAGCGCTCGATTTTAGCCCATGCGCCCCGAGAAGCATCGGGCAAAGCGGGCGAGACTGTTGCGCTGACTTTCTTCGCGGCCGGCTTTGCAGCCAACTTCACAGCTTTTTTCGCTGGAGCCTTTTTGGCCGGGACTTTCTTAGCGGGAGTCTTTTGGGCACTGGTTTTTGCTTTTGGTTTACTTGGTTTTGTTGTCATGGGCTAATACGCTACTCTAACCTCGCTACCCAGAGGCGGAACTATGCAGCCCAACAGGTGGGTTCCCCTAGCCGCCACCGATAAGGCGTAGTCTGGGCATTCATGGACGGTTCATACGACGACGATTTCAGTAAAATAGCGCTAGCGGTCACCGCGGCCCAATTAGCAAAAGTAAATAGCGTCAAAGAATTCGGGATTGGCGAAGACCTGACTTTTAATTTTTTTGGGTGGAGGAATGATAATTTAACAATCATCTGTCAAATGTCGCGCAAGGACATGAGCCTATCCATCAAGAAGAGGCTTATGAAGTCTACTGAACTGTGTTCGGTATTAAGGCGTTACTGGCAAGTAACTTCGATAACCATGGTCGCGGAGGGATACTGCTCTATGGACGCTGACAAAACCGGCAACATAGAGCTATCTAAGGCTTTTTTGGACCCATCGGCATCCGTCAGGGAATGCATCACCGTCGCCCATGCGAATGCGGCGGAGGCAGTAGGCCGTGGCGGGTCAATACCTCTGACCACGGTGGCGGTCCCTTACTCGTATGAAATTGGTAGGAATATCGCGTGGGGGGACATGCTTATCTACCCCGGCGGAGGACAAGAAAAATTCAGAAATGCCCAGTTTCCCGAAATGTTAAGAAAACAGTTGACGAGAAAGATTGTTGACGACCTCCCGCCCGAGGCGTTCGACGAACTTAGACGTTTGATGAGAATTAATGGGTTCTACGCAGAAGACGTAGCTTAGTTATTATATAATGTGCCATGGGTGAATATTTTTATGAAAACTCCGCACCCGAGCGCGGCGGACGACGCCATCTATTCGATAACGTATTCATCAGCACGGTAGACAGGTCGCCCTGTCCGGTTTGCGGTCATCCGACAGGGGACTGTAGTGACGGAGGGAAACCCCCAACTGGCATTATTGGGGAGACGTTAACAATAACGTCACTTTTGTCACTCCAAACGTTTTATGTGGAAGAAGATATTTATGAAGAGCGGCAAGTAACCCCTTTCAACAAAATAAGAGTTTTGCTGTATCCGCGCGGAAAAGTGTTAGAGATGTCCGAGGCGATACGGGCCGGGCTGGTCAAAGAATAAAATTCATATAATTTTAGACCGTTTCACTATTTGGCGGTAGAGTAAAATAGTCACACTGCCCCTCTTACATAATTAGGATTACACATGGCCCGCATTGAGAAAGAATTTGTAGACGGTTATTCCCAAAAGACAATTCCGTGGGGTTTTGGTGGGCTCGGGGAAATAGTTTATTTGCGCACATATTCACGGCGCAAAGAAAACGACGACCTTGAGACGTGGCCCGAGACTTTGCGCAGAGTTATAAACGGAGCTATTGATATCGGCGTGCCATACACACAGGACGAGGCCGAGCGACTATTCGACCATATGTTTAATCTGCGTTGTTCGTTTGCTGGTCGTTCGTTGTGGCAGCTCGGCACGCCATTGGTGCAACAGATGAACGGCACATCGTTAAATAATTGCTACTGGGTAGACATTGAAGCCATTGCGGATTTTGAACTACTTTTTGAATATCTGATGCTCGGCGGGGGTGTCGGTTTCTCTGTGGAGCGTTCAAAAATTCACGATTTGCCAAAAGTTATTCCGGGCATCACCATCACCAACGAGCGCAGTAATGATGCCGACATTATCGTTCCGGATTCCCGTCAGGGATGGAAGCGCCTACTTCATGCAGTTCTAAAGTCATATTTCTACACCGGCAGGTCATTCACCTATTCAACAATTCTAATTCGCGAATACGGCGCTCCGCTCAAGACATTCGGCGGCACTGCATCCGGCCCGGGCGCGCTCATCGATGGGGTTAAAGACATTTGCGCGGTGATGCAAAATCGCGAGGGCAAGAAACTCCGCTCAATTGACGTTCTTGATATTTGTAACATTATTGGACGGATTGTTGTTTCTGGCTCTTCGCGTCGCTCCGCACAGATTGCGATAGGCGACCCGGACGATGTTCTTTTTCTTCGCGCAAAGAATTGGGGCACGGGTTCCGTCCCGGCCTGGCGCAGCAATAGCAACAACAGTATTTTTGCAGATTCATACGACGAGATTCAGTCCGAATTATGGAAGGGCTACGATGGTTCGGGTGAACCATACGGATTAATGAATCGTAAATTGGCCCGGAAATTTGGACGGCTTGGCGAGGCCAAAATGGACAACACTATTGAGGGCATGAATCCGTGCGGCGAGATTCCGCTGGGAAATGGTGAGAGCTGCAACCTGGCGACAATCTTCCTGCCCAACGTTGATTCACTAGAACAGATGCATGACATCTCTCAGTTGCTATATATGGCCCAGAAACAAATCACGCGGCTTACGTACCCATACAAAAAGACCACGGAGATAGTCCAGAAAAATGCGCGGCTCGGGCAATCAATAACCGGGATACTCCAAGTTACGGAAGGGAAACTGACGTGGCTTGACCCCGTGTACAGCGGTCTTGTCGCTTTTGATAAAAAGTATTCCGCAATACATGGATTCCCCGTGTCCGTGCGCTTGACCACCGTGCAGCCCTCTGGGACGCTCTCCCTGCTCCCCGGCGTCACGCCGGGCATTCATCCAGCGTACGCGCAGTACTACACTCGCAGGGTCCGCTTCGGGTCATCTGACCCGCTAGTCGAGGCTTGCCGTAAACGTGGTTATAAGGTTCAGTGGGATATCGGGTTGGACGGACGCGAAGAACACACTAGATACGTGGTGGATTTTCCGTGTATGTCTCCGGAGGGTTCGGTCTTGGCCGCCAACATGACGGCAATCGAACAGTTGGAATGGGTCAAGAAAATGCAGACGGATTGGGCCGACAATGCCGTGTCCGTAACGGTGTATTACCGTAGGGAAGAACTTGAGGACATCAAGGCGTGGTTATCTAAGAACTACGATAAGAGTATTAAGTCGGTATCATTTTTGCTCCATGCGGACCACAATTTCTCACTTCCACCATATGAAGAGATAACGCAGGCGGAATATGAAAAGGCGATTTCCAAGATTGACACTTCAATCCCGATGGTTCAGCGGTCATATGTGGGTTCTATCGACCTAGATGATTGCGCAACCGGTGCGTGTCCAATCAAATAAAGGGTGGTGCCGGCTTGCCGACGTGTAGACTGTCCTAATGATTAGCATTATACGTAATTTACCTATTGGCCGCATCCCAAGCACCCCGACCATAAAGTATGCCGACGACGACACGTCCGTGAAGACCCTGGAAGCAACGGCATGCCTATTGGAGCACGCTGCGGAATTTGGGAATACCGTGGGCTATGTGCAAGAGCAGTTCGGGAGCCTTGTACAAAATATCTACCCGATAAAACGTGACGAATCCAATCAGATATCTTCGTCCTCTAAGACCGTTCTCGAACTTCACACGGAAACGGCCTTTCATTCATATAGGCCAGATTATGTATTTCTGCTCTGTTTGCGCGGTGACCCCAACGCGCACACGACATATGCGAACATCGAGGATATTCTTGAAAAACTAAGCCCTGAAACAATCAAAATATTAGAAAATAAATGGTTCAGGACGCGCGTGGATGAGAGTTTTATGCTGGATAAACAGGAGGGAGATGTCGGGATTGATGTTGCCGTCTTGTCTCGGTTGAATAATGGGTCATATACGATACGGTATGACCGCGCTCTGATGACCGGCCTTTGGGCGGATGCTCAAGACGCGTTACTGGAGTTATCTGACGCCATAAACAAAAGCACCCAGTCCGTAGCACTCGACGCTGGCGATTTATTGGTTATAGATAACAACACCGCCGTTCATGGGAGAAGCGATTTTCAGCCGCGCTACGATGGCACCGACAGGTGGTTAAAGCGCGCCCTAGTCATGAGGGTCATGCCGCCGGGGTCTGACAGGGATGGAAATGTAATAACCACAAAACTTTGCGATATTGCGGATAAGTCTAGACTTACGTCGGATAACACGTACAGCGACCTCTTACACAAACCGCCCCCGGGATGATGTATAATTCTTATCATACATAACCTATCAGGAGGTCCAATATGTACGGCAAGGTACCACGAACAGTAGTCAATTTAACGGTCGATGGCCTATTGGCCGAATCGGCCGTTGCTGTTGCAACATGGGTAGCCCCATTCCCCGGCAGAATCGTTAACGTAACAGCCGGAATCAACGTAGCCGGCACTTCCGGAACGCACACTTTTGATGTGAACAAAAACGGCACCACAATTTTCACGAATCAGGCCAATCGTCCATCAACTCTCACGACAGCCACCAAGACTGCCGCGGCAGTCGTGCCGGCGGTAACCACATTTGCTGCCGGTGACCAATTTTCATTGGATGTTGATGTTGTTTCCCACGCAAGCACTGGTGGCGTCGGCGCAACAGTGTCTCTGAGTATTCTGCCAAGCCAGTTGGGCTACTACTAAGCCGGTTAATTCCATCATTTTGCCAGCATTCGGCTGGCGCGTAACACGGACATGCTGGTAGGGTGGGGTCTATGAAAATAGGCGAACTACATACGGAATGCGGCGAAGGCTGGTATCCGTTAATACTGCAATGCCATAATGAACTGATTGCATTGGACCCGGACTACAAACCTGCCCAAATCAAAGAGAAATTTGGCACATTGCGTTTCTACTTTGACACCAAAGAGGGCTTATGGGACAAAATGCAGGCGATTGTCACGAAGCACGAAAAGATGTCAGCCGAAACCTGCGAGGTATGTGGAGAGCCTGGGGTTCTATGTAACCCCAGGGGATACTGGTACAGGACACTGTGTTCAGAGCACGAGGCATCGCGCAAAACACCGGCCAAGTAGCGCCCTACATGCCTAACGTGCCAGAAATCCCCCACCCTAAAGACAGTTGGCGAAATTACCAAATTGTGATTCGTGAATCAAGGTACGGTGGAATTTATGAATCCGGAAAATGGTTTGCAATGGCTAATTGCGAGACAATCCCGAGTGACGACCTGATGGAGTACCTTCACGGCGACGACAGCGCGGCGTGGGATTTCTTTGACAATCCGGAAAACGTAATCGGTGTCGGGAACACACCCAACGAGGCCCATTTAGACTTAATCCGCAAGATTAATAACGCGAAGTCTGAGTCCACTCCGTCGCAGTCAAATCGGTCCGTTCAAGAATAACGAACGAACTCGTCGGCGGGATTTTCAGCGTTGCGACATCCGTAAGGCCCTCTAGGTCGATTGGGGTGACGTCCGGATTATCCGGGTCAAAAAACACATCCGGCTCCTTCATGCTATTCCCACATATCCTTGTGGTTGCGAGTTTTTACCATATTCGTAATTGCCGTCTTATAAAATATTGCAACGCCAATAAGTGTCGACGAAACGAACAATATCGACATGCCGGTGAGTCTCGCTAAACGTTTCATTTAGCCACTATACATCGTTATCTATCTGTGTTCGCGATGGAATGTATCTTTTTTCTGGATACATGGTGACGCGCCATCTGTTTTACGAATAACCAGCTAAACTGACGAAATGATAATTTTCCTAATAGTATCCGGCACGGCCATATTCCTTCTACACACGCTCCTGCTCAGGTCAATCGACCGCTACGATGGCCGTCAGTCCGACGGCAACATGCGGATGAGGGAACAGTATAATCGCTTCGAATCGGAGCGCGTGAACGCCCGATAAATAGATTGCTTAAACGCTCCCGTATTGTTCTAGCAATCTATGCCCCTTTATGGCGAGCTGTTCTGCGTCGCTGGCATTCCCCGGCACGCGCTCTCCCCACGCTGAGGCCGAGAGTGCCAAACGCGTTGCCCTGTTGTTCTCGTCGACCATCGGTTCTGCCGGATTAGAGAAAGTCTTAGTTAAAAAAGAACCTTTCCGTCTCATTTTTTCCGCATCGGGGGTTCCTTCGCCCATCACCTTGTATTCGTGATATTCGCCATAGGACGGCACTTCACTGTCTGGCTCCGAATCCTCGGAATGATTTTGGTTGACATCCGTGTCCGATTTGATTTCAGATGGTTGGTCCGCCGGGGCAGATAGAAGCGACTCAATAACCATCAATTCGTTTAACAAAGTATCGTCAGTTATATCCATCGTCCTCACCTGTCGTTATTGAAGTTGCTCTAGTCTCTCACGGATACGGCGTATAAAAAGGAAGGCCCCCCGAATCTGGTTTTTCAACCAGGCCGGGGGG